GCTTTCTCTAGCCAACCCCCTAATATTTGATGCTTGTACTTTTCTGGTCGTCGCTTCTTTATATCCTCAACTTGTGCAATAAAAGACTTAGATAAATTATCTATATTGTCTTTGTAGGTAGTGTGAATATACGTTGTATCTTCTTTCACTAAATTAGAACCAGCATCTACTCCCTTACCCTCAAAGAACTTGCTGTAAATAAAATGCTCTTTTGTAGATGGGTTAAGTATTAATATTACTCTGTTGTGTATTCCTTTGGCCCGAATACTAAAGTCTATCTTTTCAAATATACTTTCGTCTGTTAGTTCTTCTGCTTCATCTAATACCCAGGTAGTAACTCCAGCCAATGATTTTAAAGAGGCCGTTTGTGTTCCACTCGAAGTCTTTATACCTTTGAATAATATCTTACTACCAGTCTTTAAATTTACTATTTCGTCTTTTGTTATATGAAAATCTGAACCTCTTTTCGTGGATTCTATTTTATCCAAAAATTCTGGAATAATAGAAACGTGTGCAGACGTTAACGTGTAACGCGTAAACAATATAACATGACCTACTTCATAAGTCAACATAAGCAAAAAAAGGTTCAAAGAAAAAGACTTTCCCGAACCTCTCCCTCCAGTAATTACAAAGTACCTGCTATCTGAACCTAGTAAGTTGTATTTATGGTTTAGAGTTATCAATCTTAAATAGTTCTTTTATATCGAAATTGTTAACGTTGTGCGTTGTTTCTACGGTTTCTTTTGGTTTGCCGTATGTATATTCAATAATGATTTTAGAAGCAGATATTCTATCTCTGTCGTTGGCTTCTTTGTTAACTATAATTTCGCCTAAACACTTAATAGCTTTTTCGCTATAAGGTTTCATTAAATCCCTTATCCTATTTTCTTCGTCTTTAGGCTTTCTTCCAGCTCTACCTTTGGTACTGTGTCCTCCGTTATTTCTTCGCTTATCCATTTAATTTTGTTTTAATTAATTAATTACTAACTACTTAAATACTTCTACTTAAACTATTACTTTAACTATATGCTTCGTAATACTTTCTTAACGACCTCACTACTGACTTGAAACAACTAGCACAATTAGTTGGCTTCTTATTGTATCTTAAAACTCTATTGTAAATCTCTAAAAGTCTACGTTGGTCGGTTGGCTTTATTTGGTTGGTGTTTTTGCTAAACCATTCAGCCAAATATGCGTGTTCATCTGGTTCAAGACAAAGTGGTTTGTTTGCCGGGAAAAGCTCGTTTAGTTTTTCTTTTCGCTCATCGCAACCGCAACTATCACCAAACAATGTCTTAACTGCTTTTTCAATACCAGTAGCCTTAGTTATTTTAGCAACAGTGTCGCCTAGTCCGTTTGATTGCTCTTCTTGTTTTTGTTCAAATTGGGCTTTCCATTCCTTATATTCAGATGTTCTTTTATCTAAATTATTATAATATTCTTCGTCTTTAAATTCTTCCATTTTATTTTGTTATTAGTTCATAATCTTTATTAAAAAAATCTTCAAAATCTTCGCTGAATTTCTCCCTTAATTTATCGCCAGCTTTTCTAAGTGTGTAATGAATACTGCCTACGTTTATTTTAGTTCCTTTAGCTAAATCTCTTTGACTATAATCGCTGTCTATGTACGTTTTAAATAACATTGCATCGTACCACCTCCAGGAATCAATCTCTTTGTCTATCTTATCATAAATAGTGTTTAACGCTTCTATCTCTTTTAGGTTGTTTAGGTTTGTAGCTTGGTAATCTTCTATGTCTACCTTTGCATACTTTTTTTGAACTCTTTTAAGATCTAAGCAAAGAGAACGAATAATGCAATAGACATAAGTTGTTGCTGTTTCTTCTTTTAAAGTTCCAGCTTCAATGTATTTATGTACTTTAAGATACATTTCTTGCACTATGTCTGGAGCGTAGTCGCCAACTCCAAAAGAGTAAGCTACCCTTAACCAGTATGCGTTTTTATTAGCTATTTTTTCAAGCATCTAATTACAAATATAATAAAAAATTACAACTTATTAATCATGGCTTCACCTATCGAGTTAACCTCTTTTTGAAACATTTGTTTTTCTAAGATAGAATCTTTGTATGCTTTTCTACCTACATAGTCAACTCCAATCATTGCAATTAAATTATCGTTTTTATCAAAGTATGGTGCTACTGCAATAGAACAAATCCCCTGCGCTTTTAACGTCACCCTAGTTGTAGCGTCTTTAATATCTCTTACATCCTCATAACGCATTGTCCCATCAACTACTTCTGCAATAAATTTAGGATAAAGTGAAGTCGGTATATCTTTTAAAAACTTTGCTTGGGGTTCTATTCCTTTACCAACTACTTCATACTCGCAACTCATTCTTAACTTGTGCGTTCCATCAAAGTAGTTTTGCCCATTGTGAAATCTAAATATGTATGCCCTATCCGCTCCGCAAAGATTCATAAGTTCTTCCAGTAGTTCGTTCACTACAACATCTCTATCCACTCTTTTTGGCACTTCTTTTAAGTACTTTTCTGTGCCTAACTCCATTATAGTTTCTACCGGCTTTTTAAATAAATATAGAAAAAAACCTATAAATACTGCTAATATTAAATACCATTTCGAGCCTTTTAACGAGCTAATTATTTTTGACCAATCCATATTGCGCAAATGTAACTAAAAAATTAATCAAAACATAGACATCTGCTTTTAAAATTGTTTTTCTACTTTTATAAAGGATATTGTATCCCAAAAAATACACTGGCTTTCAAATCCTCTTACACCCTCGTAAACGTCTAGCATTTCTTGTCGCTTAATATCAAAATTTAACTTATCTAAATCTTTTTGATACTGCTGTTCTCTTTGCAATTCTTGTAACTTTTTTAGTTCAATTCTTTCTTGAATTTCTAGATTTTCTTTAACTTCTAAAAATATAAGTACAGCAGATAATGATACAACTGCCAATGTTAATACTATTAATAAATTTTTCATGTCTAAATACCAAATTTATGTTTCATCTCCTTCAAATACTCATCACTCGGGTTATCTAACAACTCTAATATTATCTCAACAAGCTGTTCTTCTGAACAATCTATTGTTCCATTTCCTTTGCAGGTGGTACACTCTTTTAACGTTGTACACCCTCCACAAAAACATCCATTAGCGCAGTCGTTTACCTCGTAGTAACCACCTTCGCATTCAATACAAATTAACTCCATTACAAACAGTCATTAAGTTTAACTTCTGTGTATTTAGTACCGTCTTTTTGAACTCCAGTACAATCGTTAATCGTAACATAAGTCCAATATTTGGTTGTCGTTAGATTAAAACTCCAAACTTGAACAACCCTATCACAGTTACAATCTGGCTGTGGCTCTGAAGTTGTTGGCGGGTTAACTTCTTTTTCGCATGATACAACGATTAACGCAAACGCTAAAACTTTTAATAAATTTTTCATAATATTTTTTTAAATAAAAAGTCTTATTCAAACTAGCCATGTGGGAGGGCATCATTCGAATAAGACTTTAAAATAATTTTTTTAATGATTCCCACATCATTTTGATACTGCAAATATAAAGTAATTTATTTAATAAACAAGCATTAAACAAAAAAAGACGATTAAAATTAATTTAACCGCCTTTCAAACCTAAAACGAAAAAAACCTAAATTATGAAAAAAGGTAATCATGCAAATATATTAAATTATTTGTTTAAATTCATCTAAGCTACGAACTAAATAATATTCACAACCTAGTTTTTTTATTTTTTCTTCAAATATTACTTGATTCGGTCTTTGCACCCCTTTATGGTCTTTAACCTCTACAAACAAAACTTTTTCTTTTGTAACAACTATTAAATCACTTACTCCAGGTAACATTCCTATTGCTATCATTCTATTCCAACCGCTTGTTCGTTCATTTGGCACGCTAAAAATTAAATCGTTTTTGAAGTTCTTGCGAAACCAAACCACTATTTTTTGTTGTATAACATCTTCTCTCGCTTTCATAGTATTTATCAATTCGTTTATAAACCTTTCTTTTAAAATCTAAAATAGTTCTTACTCTATTACCCTTTAATTTTGACTTATGTAGTGCAAAATAAATAGGTTCTATTATTGCCTTTATTCTTTTATCTATACGTTTAGCATTGTTTAAATAAGTTTCATAACTCATTCCGTTATAAGCGATCATGCGAACCAAATAGTCTGCAACTTCGTTTTTTATTTCGTTAATGTCTTTTCCAGTTTTCAAGCCAAAATCTACCATCATTTTTGGCGATGGCGTCGGTAATTTTTCTTTTGAAACTGCAATACCTAGATGGGTTTTCTCTTTAATTTTATCGCTTTTAATTGCTTGTTTTAAATGTCCGCATTCTTCACATGGGTTGCTTTTAATAAAACCCTGACAATTTGAACAAATAAAATAGTTTTCTACTATCTGCCTTATACGTTCTTTGTATTTTGAGTGCCAATTTACGTCATCAGACCAACTGCCAAAACGTTCTACATTTCCACCTAAATCAATTAACTTAAAAAATGGCTTAAATATTTTATCTGTTATTCTACCACCTCTACCAACAATTTGATGGTATAAAGAAAGGCTTTTTGTAGCGCGATTTAAAATAATATTCTCAACGTCGTCTACATCAAACCCAGTTGTAAAAACCCCAACCGAGAATAATACAGCGTCAGGAGTATTTCTAAACCATTCTACTATGTCTTTTCTATCTTCCAAACTCTTGCTGTCGTAACTCCTGCAATTTACACCCTTTGATAAAAAGTAATCATAAGCATCTGCATTGGTTTTTGTATTTGAATTAAAAACCATTGTCTTTTGACCTTTGCAATGATGGTTATAGTTGTCATACAAACATTTTATCGATGCTTGGTTATCAAATACATCGCTTTGAGATTTTGAGGTAAACTCACCGCTTTTATCTGTTTTTAACTTACTTAAATTTGCATTAGGTATAACGTAGTTTTTAACTGGCGTTAAATATCCTTGTTGTACTAACTCCGATATTTTAACACCGCAAATTAAAGGCCCGTACCATTGGCTTAACGAAATGCTTTTAATATGTTTTACGTCCTCAACGAAAAAAGTTTCCCTTTTCATTGTTAACGGCGTCGCTGTAAAACCTAACAACCTGCCTTTGTAACCGTCGTAAATCTTATTAAACTGCAAATTGTGTACCTCATCAGTAATAATTAAATCAAAGTCGTTAACATCTAATTTCCCTTTTTTAATCCGATTGTAAACAGTTTCGGCCATTCCTATGTTTACGTCCTCTAATTTTATTTCACGAACGCCAGCTACTATTTTAAACACGCTCTTATCTATTTTAGACACTGTTTGGGCAACTAACTCCGTTCTGTTTACTAAAACTAACGCCCGACCTTTAAAGGCGTTTAAAATGGCTGTAAATAAAACAGTCTTACCGAAACCGGTTGGGGCTTGTACGCAGTTTCTTTTGTCCGTTGAGTTATTAATCTTATCTAACAACTCCTGCTGGTATTCTCTTAATTTATATTGCATCGCTCCACAGTTTATCGTCCTCATCCTCAAAAATCTGCCATGTTTCTACACCGTTGTATTTACTTTCAACTAGATCCAAATTATAATACTCGCAATACTCTTTCACTTTTTTGTTGAATTTTTGCGGTGAGTTAAATCTAGCAATATGTTTATATTGATTACCAAAATCCTCTCTAGCTTCTTTTTTAGGTCTTTTCTGCTTAAATGGCTTAGACTCCATAAACTCCATAAACTCAAAACCTAAATTATTTCTTAATTTTCTCAGCTCTAAATTAACCTTATTAGATTCTACCAATCCATTCTCTAAGTAGTATTGTATACAACGTATCATGAAATTATCAAACTTACACCACTCATCCACATCCCAGTCAAAAAAGAAACTATGTCCAAACTCGTCATAAGGCGTGTGCTTATCGTTGAAATAATTAGCAATTTCAACTTCAAATATTCTACGATAATGACTTGCTCCGTCACCTCTCAACGTGTAATTCGTAGTTAAACTCAATTTAGGACTAAGATTGAAAGGTATTTTAAAAGGGTCTTTTCCTTTCTTTTCGATTGTTATACCCTCTGTAATAATAGAAAATAAATTTTCAAAGTTAAACGATTTAGGAACATCGTCTATTAAAAATATTTGTGTATCCTCTGAAACTCTTTGATACGCAAATTGGCTTTTTGGATCAAAACGTTTTCCATCTTCTGTACAAATGTTTTTTAATTGACCAATCGCCTTGTGTATTAAACCTTTTCCAGATCCACCATTAGGAATGTCATCGCTTAGCATCTCATCGTTAAAAACAATCGATTTAGGTTCTGCATCTAATTGGTAGGAATGTAACAAGTAGCCTATAACCGATTTTAAGGTGTAATATCTATCTGGATTTTGCGCAGACAAAAACCAAATAAACTGCCTAAACTCACCGTCTGAATTTTCACTTAAAGTAATATCCCTATCAATAACTTGTTTACTCCATACTAAACTATCAATATCTTTATAATCTAATAATTCTATTTTCTCTTTAGTCGTTTTAACTATCTTATTTTTGTAGTAAATATAACTAGTATCTGCTGTATCTTTATTTGTACTTACATCTATGGTGTCAATCATAGATAGGCTTTCTTTTTTAAATATAGAACTGTTCTTTGCCATGTAATCCCACACCTCAAAACAACCCCTACTTACTATGTCCTTTTTTACAATATCTTTTATTCTAGTAGTATCAATCCAATCAATAAAATTTGAGTCTTTAATAATAAAATCGAAATCTCTACTTAACTTATTCGGGTAATATTTACTTATTCCTAAATTTCTAAGATAATAATCAAACCTTAAAAAAGATATTGAAACCCTACCTTTATCGTCAATCTCCCAAAATGTATCCTTTGGTATCTCCTGCTCTAACCCCTCTATTGCATCTGTTAAATCGTAATTAATATCTAATTTTTCTTTTATTTGTTGTTGAGTGTTTCCAGAAAATAATAACCTTTTTGTTTTTTCTCTAAGATTTGTATCCTCAAATACTTTTGTTCCAAAATTAAAAGTGTTTTTGTAGGCTGAATCAACTAACTTTTCAATCTCTCTAATTTTAAAATCATCCCTCTGGTACTGACTGCAATAATCTAATGCAATATCCTTGCTAACTCCGTAATCATTAAAGGCAGAACAAAGTTTAAATAGGTTGTTGTTTCTATTGACGCCAGTAGTCCAATGCTTTTTAAACCATTTTATCAAACGCTCTGCAATTTCGTTATCATCATCTACTTTAAAAACCACTGGTTTAATTGGTGCAATCTCTTTTGGAACTAACCTATCCGTAAATATTTCGTTTTCAGTATTGACAAACAAGTTAGCGTCATAACTAAAAAACGTTGCTCTTGCAATGTCTTTTGTAGCTTCATCTGTTTCTCCATATTGATTATAATGCTCTTGTATTTTAAAATAAAAAGACTTATAATCCTTATCGTTATCCACCGCTGGTGTTTGAACTAATACTTTCAAACCGTTACCTGATGGGCTAATAAAAGAGGCATAAGTATATTTGTCCTCATTCACCAACCTCGATAACTCACCAACGTTTGTAACATTATCAAAATCTAAACAAGCAAATCCAGAATATTGTTTTAGGGCATTATTTGATCGCTTATCAAACACTCCACAAAAGGTTACTAAAGGTAGTTTTTTCTTTTCAACATCTCTTTTTGCTTTATCGTTTGCTAAAACTCTAATGTTTTTAATCTGCTCCTTGTACTTTCCTTGTTGTATATCTCTCAAAGCCTTATTAAGACTTATTGACTTCTCTGGAAAAGAAGCTGTAATTTTATCGAAAAATGATATTCTCATAATATTATTAAATAAAAAAAACCCTATCTAAGCTAGCCACTTGGAAAGGCATCACTTAAATAGGATTTTAAAATAAGTTCTTTAATGATTTCCAAGTCATTTTGAGATACAAAAATAATAATAATATCTAAATAAACAAATAATATTAAAAAAGGTAAAAAGGTGGAAAATATAGCCCTATACTCACACTATATAAAAAACACATTTTATTTTTTATATTTTATTAGTTTTGAAGCGAGAAAAAAAAATATAAATATTTTAAATCATATATAATATGAGTTGGTATATTTTTTACCTTTTTACCCCAAAACGCTTAAATCTCAATAATAGCGCGCCTTTCGGCTGGGGTAAAAAATATTTAGATTTTGCCCTAAACTCAATATTTTGCCCCATCAAAAATAAATATGTTAAAAAACTTGCGTATGTCATTTTTTGTATTTTGATGGCGGTTTAATTTTTTGCCCCAAATTATTACTCAATATCTAAAAATTTCTCCCTTATTTCTTCATATTTTAACAATACATTACCGTATTGCTCGTGTAGTTCTTTGTCCTTACCAGCAATTAAATCTAGTTTTTTATTGGCTTCTTTTAGCCATTGATTTGATAAGCTCTTTAACTTTTGAGTAAAAGGCAAATCTGTTGTTAGTTCTTCCATGTCATCACGGCAAACAGTCATTATCGCAATCATATGTAACATTCTTTCTTCTTTATTCATAATTAAAACATTCTAATTTGTTGTTGGTGTTGTTTAAGTCTTTTCATAGCTGCATCGTAATAGTCTTTATCAAGTTCACAAGCAGTTAAATCATATCCTAAATTATGACAAGCTAAAGCTATTGAACCTGAACCTAAATGTGTGTCTAAAATTTTATCTCCTTCCTTTGCATAATTCATTAATAACCATTCATAAAGTTTTACAGGCTTTTGTGTTGGATGAAATCTTCCACCGTTTTTATTATTATCAGCTAAAGCACCACCTCTACTAAAATCAAAAGTTCTCATTGCTTTTTGTGTTTCAGAATACCAAGCTAACTCTCCATCTGCTAAACTAAAATCCCTTTGCATCTTATTCCATATTAAAAAACTATTAGAGTAATTCCATATAAAAGGAAAATAATTTCCCCCCCATATAATCTGCTGCTTGCTTACTCTAAAAAGTTCTTTAAAATATTCATCTGTTGGTATTTCGTTATCCCAATTAGATACTTTGTATTCTTTCCATCCTCTACCTGCTTTACTTTTACCGTTTGCTTTTTTTCTGCTTTCTGCTGCTGCGTTTTGCGCTTTATCAGCGCCAATCCCATAAGGTGGGTCTACAATAGCCAAGTCAAAGTAGTTATCTTCATACCTTGACATTAATTCCATATTATCTTCATTTGTTATCTGTATCATAATCTGCAATAGTTAAATCGTTTTTATATTTTAATAGTTTATAGTTTTTTTCCATCTGGTGTAACCCTTTTAAATCATCTTCTTTCACCGTAAAATCAGTTTTTCTAGTTTTAAAGTTGTTGTAAAAGGTGTCTACCGTTACAGCATTCCAAACTGCGTAGAAGCTGTTATCAGTTAGTTTAAATTTCTTTTCGTATTTTAGTTGGATTGCTTGTTTTGAAGTTCTTCCAGCTAAATAGTCAACCAATAAATCTTGAATAAATTGTCTTTTCTTTAGCGTTAAACCTCTTTCCTTATATTTCGTTTCCATAATTTAGGTTTAAAAAAGCGTGCCAAATTAATGACACGCCTTGTTTTTGGTTTTTAGTCTAAAAAACTTAAATCATCTTCTTGTATTTCTGCTGTTGCTTCTAACTTGCTAATTCGCCAGCCATTTAAACTAACATAGTATTTGCCGTTGTATTCGTTACCTCGTATGTTTATACCTACTTCAACGCTTTGACCTACTTTATAAGCATTTAAAACTTCGCATTTGTCTTTCACAAAGTCAATCGCAATATCCTGGGGATATGTTTCGTCTGTTGTAACAACTAACTGTCTTTTTGTAAATCCAGAATCAAACGTTTGTGTTTCTGCGATTAACTTTACTTTTCCTTTTACTTCCATTATTTGTTGTTTAATATTTTACATTTAAAATTGCACCACCACCGCTACGGCTTACTCTTGGCACTTCTACTCCTTCACTATCAAAAATCTGCTCTTTGCTTTTTTCTGCAACCTTTAACAGCTCCTCTCGTTCTTTTAGTTTAGCGTTAAGCTCTTGCCATACTTCGTCATCTTTATAGTTTAGTCTGCTCGAACCGTTCTTTTCGGTAAACTCCATACCATACGCTTCAAATTTACCACCGTTTAATTCATCTTGAACTCCGTTACGTAATTGCTTATTAAACGCTTTTAAAAACTCCTCTAATCTAAAAGACTGCGAAGATAATTTAAATA